CAATAGAATACGCAGACGCCCAGCCATTTTCGTTAGGTGTATCAGACTCAGGATAGAACGTCACAGCGTCAGGTATTACGTCCTTACACTGCTGCGCAATAAGACCATACTGCTTCTTGTTACCACGTACAGGGTCTAGGTTACCCTCACGGTTGATAATGTTAAATTTCTTACCCGAGAGTTGTTTAACCGTGTCTAACGCACCGACAATATTTTCAATATTAGTTTTTCTTCTCTCGTCTGACCCGGTTAAATAGCTACCATCAATTCTCAAAGATACAGCTATATCACCACCTGATGCACCATTTGCTCCGTGAATTCTAAATTCACCTTGCGGCCCTTGGTCAGTATGGTTAAAAACAGTAATTGCGGGGTAGTTGTCCCAACCACGGTCGTATCCAGCGCGCTGCCGAGTGCTATACCACGTAGGAAACCATAAAACATTGGCCGCAGTTTCAATAGAGCCAGTGGGTGCGCCTCCTGACGAAACTGGAACTAAGTTTGCACCGATACCCCAAACTTTATCACTTAAGCCAATATACCCAGCGGCTGCGGTTGCCCCAACAAACACAATTGAGTTTGCTGCTACGCCACCGACTGCGCTATCAATTTGCCGGTGGTAGATACCCCAGTTAGCCGCACCACCTGCGGGGTCACGAAAAATCCAACAATCACGGTCACCCGACGTGCCGCACAAAATAATTGTATCTGCCGCAGGACTTGTAGTCCTGTAATCATCCAGAAGAGTTGTGAATGTATTTTTAAACTGATTAGCTATTACCGCCCCAGTAAAAGTGTCACCGGCTTTATTTGCAGGCGTATACCCGATATTTGCTACAGCTACACCAGCGGCAACTTTAGTAGATGTAACTGCGCCAGTAGCAATCTTGCTTTCAGTAACTGCTCCGTCTACTACACCCGCAGCATCAAGAAACGTAGCCGCTGTAAGACGAATCTCAATGCGGTCACCTGTACTGTATGCACGGGCAGTTGTTGTTTCTTGCGCACGTACGACAGTCAACACATCTGTAGAGCGAGACGTACACTTAACAATTTCAAGGTTGTTCGATGTGTCTACCAGTGTGGCATAAAAGTAGTCGCCCGCACTCAAAGTTGGGAAGCGAGCACCCTGCCCCGATGTCAATGTAATGCTAGTCGCAGACGAGTTGATACCCGCCGCAAGAGTAGCAAAAGCATTGTTTGTGAGTTTGATACCCATTCCCGAACTCCTTAGTTAACAGTCACAGTCCAAGTAATGCCGAGTGTGTCTGCTGCACCCTTGTTGATAACTGAGAAGACTGTACGGCACAACATAGTGCCAGTAGACGCAGCATTAAAAATACCTGCTTCAGTCAATGCACCAGTGCCTGTACCTGCTGGGAATGTAGCAACATACGCTACGTTGTTTGTAGTCACAGTTGTTGAAGTCAACGTCACACGCGAACTTCCAACAGCAGTTTCAAGAGCAGTGTCACCTACCGCAGCAGCGGTTGTGCCAGTACCAACTTCCATATGCGTCATCGCCGCTGGACTGTTGGTTGTGGTCTTAGCCATGCTAGAAGCAATAAAGTTTTTACCTACTGTTACCACTAGGTTCTTTACTTCTTCTTCTTGCTTGACATTGCCGTGCTCGTCAGTGAGAACGAGCTTCAGGTTACCTGTCATTTTGATTGCGTCGTTAAACATGATTTACTCCTTAGTTGAGTTGGTTTTCGTTTAGGCCGTATCCAGCAAACATGTAACTGTACGACTCCGTGCGTATTGTATAAACAATACCAGCATTGGGGTCAGTTGTCAGCACAAATTCACCGTTTATAAGCGGTTGATGGATTAGGTGACTGTTAATAGTTCCCGGTACTTGGAAGTACGTAAACTTGTCATCAGATGTAAAAGCCCAGTCATAAAGCGGTGTAGACTGCCCAAGGGTCAGTATCAGGTTAATGGCATCAGCCATAGTCGCTGTGTCTGTAAGAGCCTTGTTCAGGGCGAACGTATTGATGGCGTCTGCCATCGTTACAGAATCAGTCTGTACGCCCCCAAAATTAAGAGCCGCTGCATCTGTTGCAGTTACAGAGTCTGTCTGTACATCACCTACTGTAAAGGCTGCGGCATCTGCCATAGTCACAGAATCAGTTTGTACATCACCCACTGTAAAGGCTGGGGCATCAATAGCAGTAGCCGTGTCTGTAATGTTAGGACGAGTAAGCGACTTAGCCATCACATCACCCATAGTCACTGGGTCTGGGTCAGCGTCAGCATCCACTACGTCAAAGTCAAACGCATAGCCCGGTGTCTTAGCAATAAAGTCCGTCATCTCAACGGAGTCAGTCAGAACCTTATTGACTGCAAAAGTGTTGACCGCATCCGTTGCTGTTGCCGCATCACTAGGGTTTACCCCTATATTGAAGTTGTTCAGCGTATCGGAAGCAGTTACTGTCTCAGTCTTACTCAACCCCGGCTGGCGTGAAGAATCATCAGCCGTAGTCACTGAATCAGCAACATTTGGACGTGCGAAGTTTTTAGCCGCTGCGTCTGTAGCCGTTGCACTATCAACAAGAACTTTGTCTGTGTTGAATGTATTGATGGTGTCGTTAGTGGTAGCCGTGTCAGTCAGCGACTTACCAACATCTTTGGTGGTGATTACATCGGCAGAAGTAACTGAGTCAGTTACCGCCTTGCCGGGAGTCTTAGCTGGGCTATCCGTTGCTGTTGCTGTATCTGTAAGGGTTTTCCCTACGTTCTTTGCATTTACATCCGCCATGACAATGGGGTCAGGGTCGGCATCAGGGTCTAGTGGGTCAAAGTCGATGTTGCCATAGAACATCCGATTGATTGCATCAGTCATCGTCACAGAGTCTGTGAACGAGGTATTAAATGAAATAGCTACAGCATCCGTAGCCGTAGCTACGTCAATGCTAATCCGGTCAATAAAGAACGCACGGAAGTCAGACATAACAAGTGTCTGATTCTCCAACGTGGTAGTAGGTACAACAAACGCAGACGCACGGATGACCGTGTTTGGCTGGGCTGTAGCCGTAACTCCGCCCGCAGCAGCAATACCAATAGAGACTGCCGAAACGGCAGCTACCAGTAGAGTTGTTACGACAGCAGAGGCACGGATGTTAGACATTAAAAGCTCTCTCTAACCGTAAAGCGTAAGGTGTCATACACAGTCTGTACTTCACCGTTAAAGTTAATCACAATCTCGCCTTCATACATGCCGGGGTCTACATTAAGCACACCACCAGTAAAGTTAAATTGCACTTGTCCAGTTGTGCCGCCACTCAGCTTTGATGTAGCAATAGTGGACAACAGTGTAGTTGTACCAGATTCACGAAACTTAATTGTGACAACCGTCGTACCCAAAGACAAATCAATAGGCGAACCAGTTAAGTCATCAGTCAACGTCAAAACAATGACTGGCTTTTCATCACCTTCTACTAAACGAATGACATCAGCAGCCATAGTGTCCTCACGCTAAAGGGCGCATCTGCACACTCATCGAGGCACGGGCTGCACCTAGATTAGCTCTTGCTCTGCGCTCGGTTATTTTTGAAAGATATTGCTTGGCATGATACGTAGCCAACTCACGGTCACTCCAGTTTTTGTTTGGCATGACAAGGAGATGCTGCAACGCACCGTGCATGATGACGTTCTCTAGGTCGTCAAAGATTGACTTGTCCATTCCTGTAGACGTACGTAAGGGCTTTAGAACCGCAATCATCCTGAGGTCGTAAGCTACAGAGTCATCAGGTAGAGGGGCAAGAACAAAGCTGTCAGGGTCTAACTGGCAAATATATTGCGGGGTAGACCGCTGGTTTACATCTAAGTTAGGCCACTGGGGGTAGGTGTCATACAACTGCTCAAGCGTCAAAGGCGAGAGTGGTGCACCGTTTACTGTGGCTGTAAGAAAGGCGTGAACTTCAGTCTGAGTTGGGTTGTTGTATGGATACTCATACACGCCCGGGGTCAGACGGATTGAAGGTTGCTGATAACGCCATGCAAGCGTACGCTCGCACGTATCAATCGCTGAATCACGAATATGTTGCTCTAAGATTGGCTGCGGACAGCCCGGTACACTTGCCGCAAGGCGTGTAGCCAACGAGAGAAATGTGCGAGTACTCATGAGGCGATTACCTGTTCTTTAGATAGACCCGCTTCTTCCGTGTCAGTCAGTGACCTTGCCTGTGCGCTCACACCAAGTGCTTGGGTAAATGCTTGTTGGAACAACTGCGCACGGTTAGAGTTTACATGCTCATTATCTACGGATTCAGCTAAGAACACAGTACCGTCAACCACAACAGGGAAGAAAGCATCGGGCAGCAAAGCCACGGTATCTCCGCCAGCATAGTTGGGCGGTGTTTGTGCGTATTCCCCGATAAGGATTAGACCTGCGGGGGCTTTGGGGTAGATGAAGAACTTGTTGGGGTTGCGCACATGGCGCATCCAGTTGACCGTTGGGCCAGCGGTATCGTTCATCCAGCCGGGGTATGTCTGGTCAAGGGCAGTGCGGTCAACTTCCGTTACACCTGAGCCATCCTTGACTTGGAAAATTTCTATGACACGAACCGAATCAGTCGGGGGAGACTGAATAACAGTCCCAGCCGTGCATGTAATATCCCCGATGTAGGCAAAGAGGTCGGGGCGCAATACAGACATACGCTTGAGCGTTTGATTGGCAAAGCCAAGTAACACCGCATCGCTATAGCGTTGAGGTGCACTAATGTCTTGTAGAAGGCGACGAGCCTCGGTGACTACATCATTGAGTGTCATTCGGGTAATCCCTTAGAAGCATCAGCGTTGAGTTCATGGTTTTCAACAGGAGGCTCAACTGGGATTTCTTCCTCAGGAGTCTCTAGCTTTAAGCCTGTCTTACGACCAGTCTGTTTCTTTGGAATGAACTTCTCAGGAAACGCTTCTTCCTCAGTTACTTCCTCAACCAATGGGTTCTCAGCCAACAGTTCTGTGTAGTCGTAGATAAAACCATCGTTTTTGTTTCTTAGAAAACGTGCCATTTAAAAACTCCTATCGGTACTTGGATGTCTTACTCGCTATTTTAGCGGGTTGTTTTACAAACTGTTGACCTTTTGCTTTACCATCACGCTTTGCTTTGGTAGTCGCCGCATACTCTGCGGGGGTCAACGCTTTTATTGCAGCCTCGGGTAAATACCGTTCTCCGGTCTTACTCGAAGGTTTACCGCTCTTGGTGCGCCACTTCTGGTCACCCCAATCTTTGAGAGACTTCTGCGGGGCTTTCAATCTTTGTACCCTCCGCCAGCAGCCTTATATTTCTTAGCAACAAGTTGTGCTTTACGTGCCGACCACTGGCCTGCACCTGTGCCCTGCGTTGCCGCAGCTTTTACTTGCGACACAATACGTTTACGCAACTCGGGCTTAGTATAGTTGCCTGCTGCGTTTACTTTGGATTTTGTTTTTGTAGCCATTAGCATTTCCACCTTGCGAGTGCTGCTGCTTTACGTGTTGGTTTACCCTTCTCGTCCTTCATAGGCCCGGGCATACCAGACATACGTGCACAAAAAGAATCCTTGCGTTTACCACCTTCAGGCTGTGGAGCTTTTAAATTTGAGCCTGTTGCTGCATTGTACTTAGCACGACCTTTAGCGGTCAACCCAGCACCCTGCGATACAGGTAGTTTCTCACCACGACCTACGGACAGGTTAACGCCCTTTTTCTTGGTAGCCATTACACAACCTGTAAGAACGCAGTAGTCTTTGCTGTTGCAGGAAGGGTTACATGCACATCGGTAGTAAACAAAATACCATCGTCAGGAATTTCCATCACGATGGGTTGTGTGCCAGTTCCAATATTAAACTGCAACCTCACAGTACCAGAAGCACCGCCGTCACGAAAGATAACATCACCAGCAGTACCACCGCTGATTGTGTGATACCCACGTAGTTGACGCCGCCCAGTAGCTAAAGTACCTGTTGCGTCTGTATGTACAGCCGTTACATTTGACATATTGTTCTCCTAGTGTAAGAAGGGGGGCTTTTAGCCCCCCGACTTTTAGTTGATGTCTGTCAACAATGCGAAGACACGCACAACAGCAGCGGCTGGTACAGCAGTACCAAGCGTGATGTCGATAGTATCAGCAGCAGCGTACACCTTACCACCACTCAGAGTGGGAGCAAATGCACCAGACGACAACACAGGAACACCACCAGAAGTACCAGTAGCGTTCGCTGAAGTAGCAGCCAAGTAACCAGCGGCGGCAGAGCCGTCACCGATAGAGATGGTGCTAGTGACGCCAGCGGCGGTAGTTACCACCATACCTACGTTAGACACAATAGTGCCAGCAGGGATAGGGATAATTTCCATCACATCAGAAGCAGCCAGTGCAGTAGCACCAGCAGCAGAACGTGCCGCAATGATTTTAGGAAAATCAAGCGTAAGTTCCACGCGAACAGTCTTGTTAAGAGAATCCGCAGGGTAAGCAGCCGAGCCTTTATTAAAGCCCAGAGAGTCAGTGTATGTAGCCATTTTAAATCTCCAAAAAAGTTAAGAATGGGAGGCCGAAGCCCCCCAGTTGGTTACGCTAAAGTAACGATACCTTGTGCCAATGCTTCAGGTTTAACAACTTGGTAGCCGTAAACTTGCAAGCCACGAATGACGTTACCGAAGGTAGACTCTGCACGCAAAGACTCCATCTCAGTCATCTGTGAAGCAAAAGTAAAGCCCATCTTGTGACCAGAAATGATGCTGAACTTGCCAGAAGTCACAGATAAGTTGTGGCTTACATAGACAGTAAAGCGGTCAATCATGCCCAAGCGACCGTTACGCAACACAGAAACGCTATCACCAGTGATAGAAGCATCCTTCAGGTCTGACTTCTTAATGAAACCAGCCATCTTAGCTGGAATAATCAAGAAACGGTCAGATTCAGGGCAGTTTGCTTCGTCAAGAACAGTGCCCATGTCTACGATGTATTCAAGGACGTTGGTCTTAGTAATAGCGATAGCCGAACCAGATGTACCCAAGTCAATGTTGCCAGAGATACGACCGGCAGATGCACCTTTGTTCAAGGAAGAAATGCTTGGAAGAATATCTGTCAAAACACGTTGGTCAATCTTAATCTTCATACGCTCAGAAGCGTCTTTAGACCAAGTGTCCATCATGTTCACATCGGCTTGAACCTTATCCACGTCGTCTTCGATACAGGCAAAGTACTCGCCCTTGTCGATAACCAATTGGATTTTTGGCTTATCAGGATTCTCAACGCTCAGGGTTTGGCCCTTAACGTAAGTCTTGATGGTGATTTCAGGAGTGGTACGGATGTTAACCGTGTCACCCATTTTACGAATTTCACCTTCGTAGTTAGTGTTAGAGATTGCTGCGAGCACGGTGGCGTCGTAGAAATTCTCGATGAGTTTGCCAGACCAAATCTCTGGAATGAAGTTACCCGAATAGTTCGGGCGGCCTGCGGCTACGGGAAATGCCATGATATTACTCCTCTAATCAAGCGTTAACAATTATGCGACCTTCTCTCTGTGCAGAGAAAATGTCACGTTCGATGCGGTCACGCTCTGCTTCACGTCCTTTGTACTTACCTTGACGAACATCGTTGAAAAAAGTTTTGATGTCATCAGGGCTGTAGTTCTTGGCGTTTGTTCCTGCTGGTGCACCTGTGCTACGTCCCTTACCGGGGGTAACTTGGCGTTCCAACTCAGAAGCAGACACATTCCGGCGGGTGTTTTGAGCAGCAGTGACTTGTCCAGTTATTTCAAGCCAAGACTTAAAGAAGTTAACTACTCTGCGCACATCGAGGCCACGTTGAGCGTCCTCAAGAATGGTTTGGCGACTAATACCAGACAACGGGTCGGTCTCAAGAAGCCAAGACTGGAAGTCTGGGTCTTCATTGATAGCTTTCCAGTTTGGAATATAGTTTGTCAACTCCATCCAAAATTGTTGTTCGACAGTTGCAGCTTGACGATGTGCAAGGTTATTCACCTGTGGCACTACGTTAGTCTGAAATTGCTGAAGTAAACGGTCAAGCTGTGCAATTTTCTGGGCAACAGGAATTAACTCCTCTCGTGTCACACGACGCATAACGTCTAGTGACTCCCCATATTCCTCTTGGTCTTTCTCAGTAACTAGCGGGTCAATACTTGATTGCCCTGAGCGACCTGAAGACTGTTGCGCAGAAATCGTTGCCAACAATTGCTCCATCTGCTGCAAACGACCTGAAAGTTCTTTGTTCTGCCCATGCAGGCGAGGAACTTCGGCGTTGTACATGCCTTGGAGAGTGCGATATTTCTGAGATAGATTATCCTCTGAGCCTTTTCCATCATCTTTCGTGTGCTCAACACTAGATGACTGGGCAGCATTGTTCGAACCAGCATCATCGTCGGCGGTCGGAGTGCGTGTATTAGCGTCATTATTGGGCGGAGTTCCACCGTCGGCGGAAGAATTTTGTTCCTCGCCATTGGTTCCATCACCATTGAGTTGCTTATACAGTTCTTGAACTGCCTCGGTCTGTTTACGAATTTGCTCTGGAAGTGCCATAGTAAAACGCTCCTATCGGTATGCGTGGATTAGACGGCGAGTCATATCATGACTTTGCCGCTAGTTCAGGGGACTCTTTGGCGAGTTTGTAAATCTCACCCAAAACTTGGCATCGCCCCTGCATCAATGCCGCGTTGTTTACCGCAGATGGTAGTTGCTCTAGCTCGTGCATACGCCATGTAGCCAACCAGTCCAGAAGTTCTGGATGCTGACGCACAGCGACAGAAAGAGCCTTTACAACTGATGGGTCAGGACGTATCACGGTTGACCCCCACTGCGATTCATGACTGTGTTTGCTTCCATGCCACCTTTGGGTGTGCCATCAGGCTGAAGTGCTGCACCTGCTGGTTGCTGCTGTTGGGCAGCAAGAGCTTGTGTTTGTTCAGCAGCCGCTGCTATGCGGCCTTGATACGCAAGTTTATCCCGAGATGGAATGAGTTCATCCACAGACATCTGCAACCCTTTAGCCACTTCACGAAGAATCGCGGCGCGACCATCCTTACCAAGAATCGACATGTCGATTTCATTGGCGGTTGCATTAAGGAATTCGATACGACGCACGTTGACAGTCTCTTTGACAGCCAAGTTAATTGCGCCTTTGGCGATGACTTGTACATCACCCTTAATAGATTCATCGTCGTCGTAGCGCATGTTGTATACGAACTGACGTTGGACAATAGGTTTAATCACATCACCGTCGATGTGACCAACAACTTGGCGGATACCCTTACCAGCAGCGCCCATCAGCATGGACAGGCCAGACGATGTACGGCCTGCGCCTTGTACA